AAAATAGCATTAAGAACGAAAACGGGAAACATAGCAGTTGGAAAATCAGGATTAAAAGGATTAGCGGAGCAAGAGGAAGAACCAGCAGTGCACCAGTGCCCCGAAGGGGAACATTGGAGTGAAGAGCAAGGTAAATGCGTGGCTAACATCGCAGCAGAACAGGAACATGAATGCCCAGAGGGCGAACACTGGGACGAAACAGAACAGAAATGTGTAACCAATGTGACGGAACAAGAAGAGCATAAATGTCCTGAAGGCGAACATTGGAGCGAACAGGAAGGCAAATGCGTGAAGAACGCGGCTGAAACGCCACCTGAAACAACAGAGCTTCTCAAAGATAAACTAAAGCCATTTAAGGTTTCGGAGACAGCGCCTAAACTGAAGCTTGGAGAACCATTCGCGGGCTACGACAACTTTGAGGATTGCGTGGCTAAGAATCAGGAGAAGGAGAATCCTGAAGCTTATTGCGGAACAATAAAGAAGCAGGCGGAGGGCGAGATGCTTGTGCAAACGAAGACAGCGGAGAAACTTAACGAGGTTGTTAATGCGTTAAATAACATGCGGATTCCAAAAGATGATGCTTCATGGAAGATGAAAGTGGCGAAAATTGAGTCTCAAGTTAAAACGTTAACAGAGTCGATAAAAGCTCTGCCGCTAAACAAGTTGCAGGTAGCAGATAGCAAACTTAGCAAGAGGATAGATACAATTAAGTCCTACGATGACAAACCCCTAATGGAAAAAATAGACGCGATTAAACCGTATGATGACACAGAAGTTAAGCAGAAACTTGACGAGGTAACCACAAAAATACCTAAACTTGAAGAGACTATTGCCCAGCAGAAAAAGGACTTTGACAACCTGCTAGGATCCGCGGACGAAAGCGTTAAGGAATACTTCGAAGCGAACAAAAAGGAAATGCAGGAGAAAGACGTTAAAATCAAGGAGTTAGAGCAGAAACTTTCGGACGCGGAAAAACAAAAGTTGCAGGAAACAGAAAAACTTGAAACTCGCGTTGAAAACCTTGAAGATAAGCTTCAGCCACAGTTTAAGAGCATAGCGCAGAAAGCCCAAGCGGAAAAGAAGCAGTCGCCTGACCTATCGTATAAGCCAGGAGGCAAATAAACATGTTAAGCATACAGGAAATCACAGAAAAATATGCTAACAACCTTCGAAGCATACGACGCGCAATGGATAAGTCAGCAATATTTCATCCTGAAGACGCCAGCATTTACACGGGCTTAAACCCACTGGAAGCGCAGAGTATCCGCGAAACGTTACGGGCAATTCCATATAATAAACTTGCAGAGTTCTTAGGCAAAGGTACAACGCTTGGCGACTATCTAGCTGCAAATAAAGTGTATGATGACTTAGTATTTTACAGTCAAGAAACCGACATTTGCCCTTTGATAAGCGCGCAAGTCGTGAATGGATGGCAGGGCTCAGACCTCATCGTAACCATAGGCGACGACGGAAGCTACGTTGCCAACGAAGTCGTTTCAGGCGCAATTAGCCCCACGGAAACTATAGGCGTCGAAAAAGCTACGCTGTCACCAATCGCTTTTAATCTCGCGTCGATTATCGGCATGGACTTAGAAGAGGACACAGGCTTCGCTTTGACAGATTGGCATGTGAAGAACGCGGCGAAGGCAGTAGGCAGAAAAGCGTCAAGTCTCGCCTTAAATGTTCTTTGGAATGCGCCTGACGGCGTAGGCACAGTGAACGGTTCAGCCACAGGCAATGCGGGTGCAACAAAATGGACAGGGGGCACAACTGCGGATGTGGAAGACGCTATCGCTGGAAACGCTGCTGACAACTGGAAATCCAAAACCATCGTAACTTCGGTGACAAGTTGGCTAGACGCAATTTACAGCACTATCCCAACGGGCACAGCGTTTCTCGAGCCAAAAACAGGTTTCGACTATAATGTGGCTGGGCAAGACGTATTACTATGGGTGCCTGAAAGCGACATCACCAACGCCTCAAGCAAACTGTTGACAATCGTTTTTGACCGCAAGAACGCCATGTTGACAGGACGGAAACGGTGGATGCAACTTGAAAACTACGCTGACCCAGTGAAGGATTTGGCTGGCGCCGTTGTGAGTTGCCGCCAAGATTCAGTGACGCTGTACAAAGATTCAATCTACGTACTCTCGGAAACGTAACACTATACAAAAGACTATAATACTTGTTTTAGTGTTATGTTATCTTATGCAGAAACAATGTCCAAAATGCCAACAAATAAAAGACTTAACCGAGTTTGCTCTTGACAAAACCAAAAAACTTGGACGACATAGTTATTGCCGACCATGTGCAAATGAGAAAACTAAACAGTGGCGTGCAAAAATTCTTGCTATAAACCCTCAATATTATAGAGACCTTTACCGAACTAATCCGCAAAAAGCCAAAGAATGTGTCAAACGTTATCGAGACAGAAATAAAGAAAGACTCAATCGCCAAAAACGAGAACGTTATAAATTAAATCCTGAAATTGAACACCAAAGTTATTTGCGATGGTATAGCAAACACAAAGAAGAGCGCAGAATCAATCGATACTTGTATGGATATACATGGTATGGACGCAAACAACCTCGCCCTATGAGTGGATTTCTGAAAACACAAGGTATCTGCCTATTCTGTGGCGAACTTAACCCACTTCTACTTCAGAATGCGCATATCTTTCCAAAGGATCACGATTTACTGATTTCGCTCTGTGCAAATTGCCATTATTTGCTTGATCATTACCCGACAGCTTTAGAAACTAACGCGATTTACGTGCTGAGCGAAACCTAAACGCTTCCCCCTTTTTCCATGTTTCAGTTTCCATGTTTCTTAATTTATTCATTATTTCACGGTGACTTAGTTCACTCTCCCTAGCGGGAGAAACAAAAAAAACAAACCAATAGGAGATGAACAAACATGACAGATTACTATCCACAGGAAGAAGGCGCAATATTCGACGCAAACAGCTACATACTACCATGCTACCCTGAAGCTACAATCATCGAGATGAGTAGTGTCACGCTTAACGCAAGCTCTGTCGCAGGCAGAATCGAAGTTGCAGTATCCGCCACGTTCGGCGACGGCATAGGCATCGCCCTTAAAGCAGCGACAAGCGCTGGTGTTCCAACGCGGATACCCGTGCTGTTCTACGGTGCAGCAAAAGTTACGTTTGACTGCACAGGCACCACGCCCACCATGGGCAAATTCTGCTTCAACAGCATAACCACAACTTTTGCGCAGGGCAACGCAGTCTACGGCAGTTTAGCAGTTGGCGGCGGAAGCAGCTACGTTATGGGCATGATTCTGCAGACGCTTGCAAGTGGAGACGACGAAGGCTTAATCCTAGTTGGCAAAACCAGCTAAAGGAGCTGAGCAACCATGGAACTCAAAGAAACTATGCCTCTGCAGGAAATCGCAGAGAAAATCAACTATAAAGACGAGAACCGAACGCCGAGCCCAGCTAACGTGATAATGGAGCAACTGAACCACAGGCACTTTGACCCCTACGAGTTCGATGCGATAGCTGCATGGCAAAACATTCCACGAGACGACAGAGACAAATTCTTCAACACCGTTCGCTCAATTCCGCTTGCAGACATGCTTCGTGCAACTAACCCGCGAACCGCCAGTCAAGTGAGCCCGCACCTGAAAGAGTTCCTTGCAAGCAGCGGCACAAGTGGCATCGCAGGCGCATACTACCTAATCCCAGTTAAACTGTGGGATCAGATGCAAACGGAAGCAGTGCAAACAGACATCACCGCCGCAATCAGCAAGCAGCTTCTTGGTCCAGAGAGCATACCGGGCACCACCATGAAAGTTGACATAGCAGTTGACGGGCAATACATATTCAACGATTCCACCAGCGGCGCTATAGCACCAACAGAAACGATACAAACCACACAGGCAACATTGGACTTTAGCCCTGTGTACACGATTAACTTCCGCATCGGCAACGACTTGCTTGAGGATTCACTGTTTGACCTTGTCAGCTTGCATGTGAGTGAGGCTGGTAGGCAGGCAGGCGAGAAAGCGAGTACGCTTGCGGCGACGGTTTTGTACACGGCAACTGACGGCGACGGCACAGCCAACCAGATAACAAGCGACCAAGCCTACACGGAATGGGCAACAGATGGATCGCACGCTATTGAAGACGCGTTAAACCTGAACATAGTAGACGGCTACGTATCCGACACTCTATTGCTAACTCACAAAGCGTTCCTGTACAACCTTAAAGGAACTACAGGTGCACAATACGCTGAAGCAAGCGTCAACGACAGCTGGATCACAGGCGGATACCCAACTCAACTGGGCGGAATGAACATCGTTTGGAGCGACATCGACTACTTGAATGCGGCAGCCGCAAAAGCAGTCGTGTTCACCAAAGAATACGCGTTGCTCTCTGGTCGCAAGCGGTGGCTTAGAATCGAGAACTACAGCGAACCAGTCAAAGACTTAACAGGCGCCGTAATCAGCTTCCGACAGGACAGCATCACGCTGTACAACGACGCGATTGCGCCGTATGTGGAAGGCAGTTAAAAACGCTTAACCATAATCAGTCTATTCTTCCCCTTTTTTTAGTCAAATAGGCTAGGGTAAAAGTGAAAAATATGCCATACAAAAATAAAGAAGATAAAGCCGCACAAATGCGAAGATATAGAGAACGCCATAAAACTACAGTTAAAGTTACAAAGAATCGCCTCGCTTTTCTTGAAGCTGAAATTAAACGTCTTCAAAAATGTCTTGAGGTTGCGCTTTCCAAATGAGTCTCAGAATCAAATGTCCACGATGCGGCAAATACTTAACCGCCCACCAAGGCGATTCAGACGTGGAGTGCAACTGTCACACCTACTGTCCATTAGGTGATAAGCCAAGCGACTGTTCCATATCGGCGGTTTCAGGAGATTTCCGCTATAACTGGCCCAAGGGCGTGCATGGCGACAGAAGCGACGACGGCGACAACGAGCATTCGGTTACGCAGTATTGCAGCGTTCACGATTACTATTTTAGCAGGGCGGAAGTGGTTGTTCCCGTTGACTGGAGTAAGTTAAACCAGCGTGCGGGCAAGCGTGAAAGATATTTTGGCGGAGGTGTAACTGCTTGAGATGGATTAAGAAATTGAAGAAGCAGTATGTAGCGAAGAAGCAGCAGCGCCACGACCAGAAAGTGCTGAATAAGTATCGCACGGCAGGATTGGCATCTCAATGCATGAACTGTAAACATCTTGTTTATCGTGAGGAGAAGCCGCGGAACTGGGTATGCCGTTGCCCCGACGAGAAGCTGCGTTTCATAGGTAACACGTGTTTAGGCTTCGAGTTTGGCGACCATCCTAAGATGACTGTTATTTTTTCAAAGAGGTGATAAATTGGCAAGAAAAAAGAAAATAGTAGTAGAGGAGCCAGAAGCAGAAGAGAACATGCAAGAAGTAGTTGCTGAAAGCGAATTAGTAAAGGTAGAGGAAAAGCCTCAATACGAAGTGTTGCGCGATGTGCTATTGAAGTTGATTGAGGAAGCACCTGAATCTGGAAAAGTGACACCTTGGAACTACAGCGACTGGCTAAGTAGGTTGCGCGGTGTCTTACGTTGAAAGCTCCGTGGCGATGGGGACGTGGCGACCGTCTGCGTTTTCCGCCTGCCCCTTGCAACTGGCTGTGCCAGCGTCTCGACATTAAACGGTTTCATTTGACGTGTTTAACGTGTTTTCTGAGGCGGTTTGCCTTTCGAAAGTATAGAAGCAAGAATTTGCGGGAGTACCCTGTTTTCATGACGTTAATGCAGCATCCGCGAGGCAGACTGCTTATACTCCCTGACTATTACATCGCATACAGCATCATTTGCCCCACAGACGAGCGGGGCTTGGTGAACCCGTTGAAAGCGGGAGTAATCAAGGTTTTAATGACGATTGCAGAGAGAATCGCAGAATGGTGAATCTTAAACAAAAAACAGTTGGGTTTAGACATAAACTCGCAAAGTTTCCCATGCGATTGTTAGCGCCGAAATTGCTTAAAAACTTCAACGAATGGATTATGGAACACGCTTTAATCAATAGTGTACCCCGTCCTATGACGCGGTTTCTAAAGCACCATTTCAATGGCAAAAGTATTGTCGGCGTAGAAATCGGCTTAGGCTGTGGCGTCAACGCTTCATCATTGCTTTTAGAGCTTAACCTATCACGGTTGTACAGTGTAGAATTAGGCTTGCCGTACACACAGAATGGGGTAGAAATCAATTTTTTCGCCACACAATTCAATAATACCATACAGAAATTCCAGTCATACCCGCAATTCAAGCTTTTATTAGGCGATAGCGTAAAAATGGCAACCTTAATCCATGAACCTCTTGATTTCGTGTATATCGATGGCAATCATGAGCGCAATCGTGTTTTGCAAGATTTCTGGGCGTACTATCCGCTTGTGAAAGAAGGCGGCGTCATCGGCGGGCACGACATGACCAACCACAATTTTGGCGTGGTGGAGGCGCTTATGGAAATCTGCATGAAGCTGGGTTGCGTGCCCTGCGCGGATATTCCTGATTGGTGGTTTATTAAGAAAGGAAAGTGAAAGAATGACAAATCAAACTTTGAATGGAGCGTACTTGCAAGCGCAGTTCAACGACTTAGCTATTTCCGTTACGAACGCGGAAGTGGTTTTGGATTCAGCTATAAACTTGCTTAACGGTTTCGACGCGGAGCTAGACAACCTCGGTGGCGACGCAGGTAGCAAGTCGGGCACGTACACAAGCAAGCAGACAGGCGCAATCATGGCTGTTGCGTTGCAGATTTACCGCGAGAACTTTAAGCACGCTGAAGGCGACTCTGGGCAGATTGGCGCTTTAGGGCAAACATTTAGCATAAGCAACCAACTGCTCAGTTTTGCGAGGCAGATGGCGAATCAACTGAAAAGCGGGGCAATTTACAGGACGTGACAGTTTTGGGTAAGCCTAGTTTTGCAGTTATTTTTACGGAAACGGAGAAAATAAGGGTTGGCGAACCATCGGAAAGAGCTTATCCTCATTTGCTTGGCTTCGCTTATCTTCATCGCATTAATTTTTCATGGCAGCTTGCAAGAATATAATGTTGAGACACCCGCGTTAAATATTATGAGAAATGGAGAAACAAAAATGTTAAATCTCATTTGGACTTGGCGAAGCTTCCATTTAGCAGACCTCTCAGACGGCGATTTAACCGCTTTGCTTGAAACATGGTTTTACTCCAGCAATTTTAACGCCCTCGCAGTTCCAATAGACGCTTCCGTAAACGTTTCTACGGGAGAAATAAGCTTTTCAAGCGATAGTATAACAGACTTCAACCGCATATCCTCCTTTGCCGTCTCCGTTGGATTTACAGAGATATACGCAAGTTGCTACATGGGTTATGGCACTCCCAGCGAAATGCCTCTTATTCAATATGACTATGTTCGAACAGAATTAATCCATGATATAGAAGCGTTGGTGACTGGGAGCTTAACTAACTGCGCAGGTTGGTGGGATGACCTTGAAATGGACTACACGCAAGGAGGCAACGACCAGAACTATCTTGATTATATTTCAGCGTTAACCACGATGCTTCACAGCCACAGCTTGTTTGCAGGCGCGTATATTCTCGCATCTACGTACCCGTACATGGAAACTGTGCATTTGCCCGCTATACTGCCTAATTTATACACTGACTGCGCTATTTTCGCAACGGATAACCTTACTTACATTGACATGGCAAACGACACCGCAGTCTTCAACTGGGTTCCCCATCTGCAAGCCGAGTCAGGTATGGCTAACGAAATCAACTTTTGGGAAAACACGATAATGCCATCTTACAGCGGTTTACCACATAATCAAGTGGGATTTAGCGTTTGGGCTTACCCGTTTCTGGTTGGTGCAGAATTGACGGCGTGGCAGAACTGGATTGTTAAAAACGGACAAGTAAGTCTTCCATACTTTACTCCTACAGCAGGCACTTACGGCGCCGCGCAGAACGTGGCAATCGCCTGCGTCACGTCTAGCTCAACAGTTTACTATACTGCTGATGGTTCACCGCCAACGATATTGTCAACTGAATACACAGTGCCTATAGCGGTTGCTGTGGACACTACTTTGAAGGCGCTTGCAGTAAAAGCCGCTTTTGTAGACAGTGAAATTGCCACTGCCATTTACGATATTAACTTGCCGCCTCCTGAGGCAGCGCCAATAATAGTTATTCAAAACGTGAGTAGAATGATGAGGAATTAAAAAGGAGAAGGAAAAATGGATGGATTCTTAAAAGTTTCAACAGCAGTAACCATAAAACTTGGCAAGTACGTTGATGCAACAGACGGCGTAACCGTGGAAGCCGGGTTAACCATTACGCAGTCAGATGTGCGCTTAACCAAGAACGGCGGCGACTTCGCCCAGAAAAACGACGCAACCGCTTGCACGCATGACGAAGGCGGATGGTACGACTGCCCATTAAACACCACCGACACGAATACGCTAGGGTTGCTAAAGATTGACGCGTCTATGGCGGGCGCTTGCCCAGTGTGGCTCACGTTCATGGTGGTGACGGCGAACGTGTACAACACTTTCTGTAGCTCCGACATGTTAGACGTGGACATATCCGCAGCTTCAGGCACGCTAGAAGGCACGTTAACGTATATGGAAGCCCTACGGCTGATGCTGGCTGTTTTAACAGGTAAACTTAGCGGAGGCGGCTCAGGACAATTAACGTTCCGAGACTCAACTGACAGCACAGACCGCGTGGTGATGACGGTGACAAGCAGCAAGAACCGTACTACGGTCACGTTGGATGGGAGTTGAAACTGATGGATGACGAGGCTTTTTGGGGCGGCGGAATGTGGGGAGGCGGCATCTGGGGCGGAGGAATATGGGGCAGCGACCCGTCTAAAACACGGTTTTCCGAGGTTTTGGCGCAGCTCGAAAAAAAGAATGTTTCAACAAACTGGATAGATTACGAGTGGATAGAGGCGGGACTGGCTGATCATACGCCTTTGGATGAGGTTTTAGCGAGGTTACAGAAATGAGCAGGTTGAAAACAGGTTTTTTATTTGTTTGTTCTTGTTGGGAGGGTTGCTGTTGAGTTATCCACGGTATGTTCCACACACTACAGGCAATGGTAAATGGAATAACCAAGATATTAATGCGGTGGTTGACCATGTTCTTGCAGGTGAAACAGTCACTGGCTTCTTAGCATACCCATATAGCTATCTTGTTAGGGCATTGGCTGGCGGAGTTTACGATGCAATCGACGCGGGAGGAACAAGAGTGTATGGTGGACCAGACGATGCGGGTGGCGTGGATGGCGCAGACGCGGATGCAGTTATAATAGCCGCCCTTGCCGCTGGCGCAAATGTAACCTTGGACGAAGGCACTTTTCCCTGTGGCGAAACTAGAATCCAAGTGTTAAGCAGCAAAAGTTTGAAGGGCGCAGGTAAAGAAATAACAAAATTAACATTTACTGGCGGCGGCGGCGTTGATCTTGGAGTAAACAGCGGGGCAATGGTGCAGACTCAATACGCCCAATTTGAAGGCGTAACTCTCACTGGTGATGGTTCAGAGGGCAGCATAGGGTTGCGGAGAACAAACAATCTTTATGGAACCATCCGAAACGTTGAAATTGATGGTTTTAAGCAAGGCTTCGTAGAGGAATCATGGTACACGGGCATAAACATCGCTAACATAGGATATGACATTCTGATTAGAAACTGTAAGTATGGTGTGACTTGGAACCGAAGAGACCCTCAAGGTGGCTTTCCAGTAGGCAACAACTTGAACCTTTACTATTGGCTGGGCTGCTACGGAACCACTGGCGAAATTGTCGCAGACAGCATAGCTTACAGAGTCTTGGATGCTGACGCAGTAGTTGTAACTGGCGGGTGGACTGAGAAGTATGATACTGGAATAAAATGCACCGCTGGGAACGCTAACAAATTCAAAGAAATCTGGATGGAAGCCTGTAACACTTACGTTCAATATGACGCGGGCGTTATAGGTTGCGAAACTGACGCGATGCTTTACTGGTCTGACCCTGAAGTCGTATTGGTTGATAATGGTACTGGATGCCGCGCAAAATTCACCAAGACAATTCAAACTGAATACAACGGTATTGCGCAGACTTGGGATACTCCGTTAATCTGGAAATTAGGCACAGCAGTAAATAAGCATCCATCAGCCACCGAGCTGGGAATAGGTCATGATAACAGCGACAACATGATTTTTAATCATCCAACCGGAAAATCTTTCATTTTCCGCGAAAACGCTGGGGGAGTTGCATTTTTTTGGGACGGGTGGATATGGGTTGACACTGCGGGAAAAGGGTTAAAACTAAAAAGTCCAAACGCAACCGTTTACAACATAACTATGAATGACAGCGGGCAATTATGCGTCAATGGTGTACCAGTTTAATAAGGTGGTTGGTTTTTTGGCTGATGCTAGTGTTACCCGCCGCGAACTCTCCCTAGGCGCACGCGATGATACAACAGGATGGTGCAGCAAAAGCTACGATGAAACCACCATCAAAGGCAGCTTCGACCCCGCAACAGCCCGAGAAGTCGCCATGCGCGTCGGCATGCCACTCAACAACATCCCCTACTATTCACGCCCCTTTTACACCGCCGATTACGTGCGCAGAGGCGACCATGTAACACACGCGGTTATAGGCGAAGTCAACTTAGTCGCGGTCACGCCTGTCACATGGCTTGACCAATTCGTCTATTACGCTTGCCAAACCGAGGAAATCCTCGCGCCCGCAGACCGCTACGCAACCAGCGGCACATGGCATGTTGACAGCGACTCATTAAAGACTGACCCGCGCAACCGCATTAAAAGCTGGCTAGACACCTACCTCAGCTACGCAGTCTGCGACTACCAAACCATGTTCGCAGGCATCGACTACCCACACGAACGTGAATTCATTGATAATGGCTTAGAAATCACCAGCTTCGTAGACGTGGAGCAGTCGACGCCAGAGTACACTTACAACCATTACCCATACAAATTTAATGAAACCGTCACAATCACCAACACGGCAATCGACACCGCCACGTTGACAGCCACGAACATTCTGGAAAGCTTCGAGCAAGCAATCCGCGACGTAGCCACCGACCATCCGCTCGGCAGCATCCGCCGCATAGTTTCTTCTAAACCTGAACGCGTGAACATCGGCGGCATGTGGCTCTGGCAAAACACAGTAACAATAGAGTACTCACGCGCAAACGACGACTTTTTGCCTTCATATCCAACATACACGTGGACAACAGGCACATACATATTTCCAAACATTCTTCACATTAACAGCGAGTTCCTAGTTGACGATGACTGGATGGACCCAACAAACTTTTCAGGTGCTCTTGTACAAGCGTTAGGTTCGAAGCCGCTGGAGTTGACGATTGAAAGCGACTTGGATATTGAGCCTTCGGGTTTAACGTGGAAGCGCAATCAGACAAGTGACAAAACCGACGTGGAAAACCACCAAGTATTCGGCGATAATTGGCATAAGGAAGGCGTAGACCAAGATTACCACACTATAAGTTTCGGCGCGTCGGGACCAACCTTTAAAGTCCGCGTCGTAAACATGCGGGTTAACCGAGAAAACGAACGTCACATTCTTGAGCTTCACCTGCGCGAGTACCGCACTGATTCAGCGAGCGACGAAACATACAAGCAAAGGTTCGTAATAACATGAATTTAAAATTAAATTTTGATACGGGTACTGTAAAAGGTTGGGTAGAAACATTACCTGAGAAAATGACGGATGCTGCTTGGGAAGCAATCTTAGCGCAAGCACAATTAATACGGGGACTTTGGCAAATTTACATTCGAGTAGATACAGGAAGCGCACGAGATAGTATTCGAGTTGAAAGGGGCGGTGAAGGATTGCATTGGCGTATGGTGCGAGTTCGGGGTGGCGGCTATGTTGTTAACCCAAAAACTGGGCGACTGGTTGATTACATGGCAATCATTGAAGCTAAATATGGTGCAGGGCAAATGGCTTTTAACGAAGTTATCCCCACCATTAGAGGTTTTATTGAAACAAATGTTAGTAATGCTTTAACTTTTGTGGGGTCGGAGCGTGAACTATATTAAATGAGCGAGGAAACAGTCACCTTCAATCTTGAGCTTAATGTAGAAGAAGCCTTTTCCAATGCGAGACGCATAGAACTGATATTATTTCGTGCGTTAGGATTATGGAACCGTATAATGCGTCTTCTTGGTTTGCCGCCTGATTCACCACTAGCGCAAGGTGTCGCACGTATACAACAATTTGTAATGCTTATTCGTACTCTACACACGGCTGCAATGCTTTTACAAGCTGCTTCGGGTCCGATTGGTTGGGCGATGGCAGGCATAAGCGTGGGTGCCACAGTTATGACGGCAGCTGATACAATGACTATGCTTGGAGAGTGAACGCGCTGGCTAATCCTAACGCGAAAATACTAATCTACAACACAAGCGATGTTTTAACGCATACGATAACCGACGACGTTCTGGAAGCTTCCGTGTCACCATCGCTGACGGAGCAGATTGGCACCTTCAGCTTCATGCTTCCCGGCAAGAAGGCGCACAGCTACGTTTACAACGACATCGGCAACAACTACACTGCGAAAATTTACTTGGGTTATGGCACGCTTGGCGCTGGCGACTTGCAACTCGTCGGCAAGATTTTGCGCTTAGATAGCACGAAGAGCGAGAAGGGCGGTTTCTACCGCGTATTCAGCGGTAAAGACCTTGGTGAAATCCTTGAGCGGAGACTTAAAACTAATAGGCGTTATGAAGATTTAGATGCTTCCACTATTGTTTCAGTTGATATTGCCGCTGAATTAGGGATTTATGATGCGGCGAAAATAGAAACGGATGGAACCGATGAAACCGTCACTATCCGCACCGAGTCTTTTCTGAACTATTTAAAGAAAGTTAGCGATTATTGGTATGATGGTGCCACGAAGGTTCAAAAGGACTTTTATGTGGATACCGTGAATAAGCTTGTGTGGAAGGGGCGTCCGCACCGTACTAGTGGTGTGGAGACGTTGACGGCAGCAGGCATAAACGCGAATATACTCAGCTACCGCTTAAGCTATGACATAACACCAGTTAAAAACAGCGTAACCGTGTATGGAGCGCCAACATCACACTATCCAACCGACAAAGACACGTTCACCGAGGCGTTAAGTGGCACCTACGAGGATAAAGCATGGGATTGGGAACTTGACACTGGCACAGGCTTATACTTGCAAGAAGTTCTTGTCAAGGAAGGTGCCAAAAGCATTCACGGGCAAAACTCGACACCGGGCAATGTAAAATTTCACTTGGATATGCCAAAATTGACTTTGCGCGACATTAGTAAACTAAATTTTTATTATTACAGTATTTCAAACGTTGGCTGGGCAATTCTAACCGCTAAACTTTACTGTCCTAATAGCACAAATTATTTTGTAACCCACTCAAATCTAAATATTGCCGTCAACACTTGGCATTGGGCAGACTTCCCATTAGGCGACAGCGCAGTCTACGATGCAGATGAGAATCCTACTGGCGTGTGGGATGCGTCGGGTTCGCCGAACTGGTGGAACATTCAAGGTTTAGAATTCGACTGTGTTTTCAGCTCAGGTGGAAACGCTGATTTCATCGTAGATAAATTATATTTTAGCCCTTACCGTTGGTTCAGTAAGGCGGAGAACGAGACAAGCCAAACAGTCTACGAACTACGAGAAGCAGAATTCACCGACGACAACCTCTTAAGCGAAGCGGAATGTCAGAAGCGAGCAGAAACCCTTGCGTTGCAGCTTGGCGACCGCGTCTTAGCGCTTGAAGTCGGGTTGAAGGGCAACACGAACGTGAAAATAGGCGACCGCGTGCCCGTAACGTTGCCAGCCGACAATGTTAGCGCCATCAATTTTGACGTGGTTTCTGCGGTGCATCATTTTCAGCGGAAGCCGCTGGGGCTTCGCACGAGGGCCAGCCTCATTTGCGGTGCGGACACGCGGGCTTTTCCGCCGAGGACGCCAGTTGAAAGCGTTGCACGTAGCCTGCAAAACTTAAAAGCAGTTACAAGTGAACTGTATAGTCGTGTGGTGCGGTGAAAATGCGGAAAATCAGGATTCAGCGAAAAAGAATTCCACCTTTAGCTTTATTTGTGGCAACGGCGTGTTTGCTTTGTCTGCGATGGATGTCAACGTGGCAATCGGCTATGTTACAAATTATGCCTACTGTTCAATATTTTGGCGTGTTTGCGTTGGCAACTTTTACTTTTGGTTGGGCGTGGTGCCTTTTTAAAAGCTAAGTTTTTGTCAGTGCTACTTTTCCGCCAGTGAAGCCTCTAAACCGCCCGCAATATGAACCCCCGCCACCCATGCACGTAGCGCTTTCTGGATCAGCAAGTGGACACTGCTTGTAGAAGCGGCAGAGAAAGCGCAACCTCATTTTTCAGCGTCACCAAACCATTTTTTGAGAATTATATTAAGGCGCGTGATTTTATCTTCATAGGTGCTTCTAGCTTCGTAGTCTTCAGCGGGGTAATCAACAATCGATAAGTTTATGCTAAAAATTTCTTTTTTTGCCTCATCCAAAATCTCTTTAGCATACGTTTCCACTTGTTCAACGGACAAAAATCCGCTTCCGTATCTAACTTCGCAACCTCGTGCATACTCAATAATCTCTGGTATTTTTTCTTGAATTTTCTTGTAAAGTTCGCCTTCACTCATTTTTGGTTTTCTCTCCACCCTATGTAGCAACGATAATGCGCTTTTCCCGTTTCCCGCGTCCAAATCTTCGCGTCTTTAGGATCAAACGCTACGCCACACAAACTACACTTGTCGCCGGGGAACCCGTCTAAGCCGCTGCGTTTCTGCATGAGTGGCGTGTGGTGTTCAGCGGCGATGTCAGAGAACCGCTTCATTGTTTCAGTTCCTCCAAAAGCTCATTTAATAAGTAGATGCTTCCTTGCCATTCATTAGCAATTTCTAAATCTACCCTATGCTTTTTCTTCCCTTGCCAAGCATCACGATTTTTCTCTGCGTAAAGGCGTTTTTGTTCAAGCCACTCTTCCAAGGTTATTTTCAAAATATCAGGAATGTCTGTTTCATCGAACCCAGCTTTTTTACAGTTTCCAATGTAAATTTGTTTTAGGGGTGTCATTTCTTTCTCCTTCCTAACGTTTCATCACTATTCAGCCATACTATGTAGCCTTCCATGAACGCGGGTCTGCCGTCTTTCTCTTCAATCGCCTTCTTCACCGCGTAGTAACTAGCGTTTTTAGTTTCGCTTTTCTGCCACACGCCCTTCTCAGTCGCAGGCATGTCCTGCCACGCAAGTGTTTCCAAATCTATGATTATGCCCTTTTCCAGTGGCGGCTCAGGCTCTTTCGGCTTCTCTTGCGGTTGCTTCTGGAACCTGCCTGCTTGATAGTACTGGTCGCATAGCTTCTCAAGGTCGGCGGTGGCTTTCAACACTTCTTGACTGTTGGCGCCTTCCAACTCGGTGAGTACAGCCTCATAGCCAACTCTAAGAGTCTCATAATTTCCCAAATTATAGAGGCGCTCGACTTTTACGATTTCAACTTTCACTTTGCTTCACCTCTCTCCCTTCTTTGGTAACTACAATTATTCTTAATCTTGTTCCAATATGCTTTGCCTCGATAAGATTGAAAGAAAATTAATCGAGGACAATCCTCAACATGGCAACTGTTTTCTTTCAGTCGAGCATAATGATATTCATGAGAACATCTCATTTTTCATCGTTTTCCCCTTTGTATTTATACATGGTTGCGTTCTTCGCATACGCTTGCGCGATCACGTAGCCTTCTTTGAGTTTCGCGTCGACTTCCGCCCAATCCACTTGCACGGCGCTTGTCGGCGTCTGCTGAGGCTCCACGTACTCCACAATCTCTAAGCTTTGGCAAAAAGGACAAACATGCGTTTCAAATTGTATATTAATACGAATAGGTAATTCCATAGTTGGCTGTATTTTTTCAGGCGGTATTGGTGGAATTTCAATTATGGTTTTTTTGGCTGCGTACACAAACGCTTTTTTGCAAGACCCGCACTGAAACTTCATTGGATGCCCTCCTTGATTCGTGCCTCAATCTTCTCTTGGCATTTTGAACAATAATGCCCAATTAAATCTTCTTCAGCATCATTCCATCGCCATAACAGAGCTTGCAGGTCTTCATAGGCTTCTTCAAATTCAGCACCGCAATTATCACATCTGTAAATTAGCGTCATTTTTGGCTGGTCTCCCACAAATCCAACAGCTCACCCACAACATCATCAAACGTCGACGTAGGATTCCGCTTTTCCGCAATCATCTGTAAAAGAAGCAGTTTCAGCTTTGCGTGGTTTTGTTCGCTGACTCTCACAGTCTTCATTTTAGCTTTTCACCTTGTATCTTCTAACTCAATAATCTCAGCGATTAGAACAACATTGATGTCAGTGTAATCATCGGACATTATCTGCATATAATCTCTTCCATCACGCGTTTTTTGAACTACTACTTTTAATTTTTTTGTTGTCATTTCAGATACACACTAAACATAGAGTACACACCATATATTTAAGCTTTGGGATTATGAGAAAATAGCAAACAACCAACCACACAACCCTTTTAGGAAAAGGCTTGACCGAAAAACGCTACTTGTTAGCTTTCCTTAAGAATTGTGTACGTGTGCGTGTGTGCGCTGGTCGTTGAACAAACAAATCTTTTCGCTGCTTCGCATACGCCACCGCCTCAAACGCTTCTTTCACGCTATCCGTTTGCAACAAAACCTTGATCTTTCTAAAGTCTATATGGTTAGTATAGTGACATCTAACACACTCTCTGGTCTTTCGATCGTTCCTACCGTATTGTGGAACGCCACAGTTAGCGCATTGGTAGACTACGTACTTTTTCATATTTAAGACTTTTCACTCTTTTCTTTTTGTATTAACTAAAAAACGCTTATTTCGCTCGTAAGTTGCTCTATCATATTCTTTCCAAGAGCAATTAACATGACGATTGTTCCACCGTTCAAACGCTTTTTGGTACGGATCCTGTTTGTTATATGGCATAACCCAAGCGTCTAAACCAAGATCACGGATTGCCATAACTCTGTCTAAGTCTTCTTGTTCTGTGGACCAGTAGCCGATTAGAACGTAAACCATGATTTTTGATTTGCCTAGCTGTTCTGCCATTCGCTTTAGGTTACTTCTTAAATCTTCTTTTGGGTTATCCCACGCTGTCCGATATTGCTTCCAAGGGTATAATACTTCTAAGGCTTCTCCAAATTTATCTCGCCAAATTCTCGCGTCAAAACCACATTGAAAGTCAATAGGGTGCCTAAAGGTAACAAGGTAATCTATCGCGTCTTGCCACAGTCGGTTCCCAAAGAAATTATTATCCATAACCGAAACGTATTCAGCGTTAAGGTTTTCATTCTTCGGAGTTACTGGATGGATCACGCCTTCGCTTGTCGGAACCACGCAAAACGGACATTGCCTAAAACATCCTCGGCTAAACCAGAGGTAAGTTGTTTTACATTTCGGATAAAGAGAGTAGTCAAGATCGCAAACTTCTATTTCTGGCGGAAGTTTTGAACAAACATTGAATCCTGTTCCACCCGCAATCATTTTAGGTCTTAGAACGGGTTTCTTGGTGAAAGTGAACAATGACGCGACGTATATCTTGTCATATTGGTCGTAGTAAAGTGGTGAGTACCATTCTATACTATCGCCTCGTTGCTTGTGATATTGACTAATTTGCATTAATGCCGTGTTTTCTATTCTTGGCTCAAGATTCCAAAGAGCTATCCGCATTTTTCAGTTCTCCTATATTGACTTAAAACCTGTCATGCCTAGTTGCCCCGCAAAAAGGACAAGCGTGCTCCACCTTCTCGCCAATCACCACTTGAACAGCCTCACTTTTAGTGTAATAATTTCCACATATCCAACAATGGCGTTTCGGTTCAGGTTTCTTTTCGGTTGATTCTGTAGACATGAGGACTCTTCCACTCCATAAAGTCGAAAGCGACTAATGCGTTAATCCAGTTGTTTACTGAGCGGTCGTCGGCTATGTCGCGGACATTCATTATGATGTTTCTGAGTTTGCCTTCTGCTATTTCGTTTTGGAAACCGAGTTTCTGGCATTCTTCGAGGATTTTATTGCATTTGTCTCGCGCCTTCACACACATACACCTACACACACAAATCAGCGTAAGATGTATATAAAACTTTTAGAGTGGCGGGGTTGCTTGCCATCAACAAGAATTTTTTAGGTGCGCTCTCCCCACTCTCCTAAAAACATGAACCCAAAACTTTTCTTCTAGATCCTCAAATTTCCGTCTTGGGTGAATCTGGCACCAAGTTAATTGAAAGTCACCTATGGATTCAAACCCTTCAGCTTTCCACTCCATAATTATGTTTTTCAATGGCAATAGAAATGGATCATTAAGTAATTTAAACTCGGCACCGAAAGCAGTAAAAGTATCGCCTTTTTTGCCATATCGTTTAGTTCTGCTTGTCATATATTTTGTTCCATTTAGCATAGGTTCACGGAATCTTTCTAAAAAGGGAATTTTAACTTCCGCCATTACAAATCAAACCTCTTTCCCATTTGCCTTCAACCAACGCTTATGCTTATCCACACACGCCTGACTCCTCGCGCAGTTTGGGCATAGCCCCTGATACTTCTTGTAAGCCCGCTTCCGATACTGCGCTCCGCATCGTCTGCAATAATTGTTGTGGAAGAATATTATGCTGACTGTGCCCTCAGTGGTCTTCAGCTTGCCCGTGACGCTTAACCCAGTCACCTTCTTACACCTCGTAGTACATCGGCTTCTCGCACCGCTGATTGCACCCTTCGCTTGACGCGCAGAGCTGATAACGCCTTTTCTTTCCCCTTGAATAGTACACCATGCGCAACTTTTTCAGTTCGCAGACGCCGGGGTAAGCGCAGAACGGCGGCTTAACATACACACCGTTCAAACCATGTTTCGCCACTTTAACATTTTCCTTTAAACTTTTGAGGGCTATCTCCGCGAATTTGCTAGTTCCTTCCTCGAGGTTGCGCTTGAAAAGTTTAAACTCTTCAAAATCACTCATTCTTTTCCTTCCTTTTTAATTACACTGAACTGAAAACCTAATAGTTTTCTTTGTAATGACAAACAGAACATTCCCAAACTTCATCTCCATTTTCATCACCGTAACACAGCATCTCTTCTCCACAAACAGGACAGAATACATAATCGTTGCCACTTTCACTTATTCTCATTTTGGTTCCTCTTTTCTTTTTGTATTAACTAAAAGCTTCTTTTGGTAAGGATCATCCATTCCTTTCTCAGAAGGTGTTTTTTCATAAAGTTTCCTATTAACCATACTTTCCCATCCCTTTGGAAATCGTCTAATAACTCTGCGCGTTTTTCCCCCAACTTGATAATAATACAAATCATCTTCAAAATGATAATAGAAGTCTCCTACCTCACAATATTTTCGTACAAGTTTTTCTGGAACTTCCCCCTTGAAATCAGGTAGCGGTGCATATTCCCAATATAAATGAAAGAAGTATGGCTTCCAGATCGGATCATCCTTATATCCACATTTAGGGCAAATCTTCAAGTAAACGCCTCCAAGCGACTGTGAACTATCATGCGCCACCTCTCCCAACACCAGCGCCAAAGATCGACCTTCCGCAAGTTGTTACTTCCAATTTCAGAAGGAATCTCGCCAACTGGTTCCGCGATGCCATTCGCTTTTAGCTTCGCAAAGAAACTGCCGATGTCGTGCTGGGGATCAGCCATATCCGCATCTAGCCCCGCCTCTCGGAAATCGTCAGAACTAAAATACTCTAAGCCCATGTCGGCGCAGTGGATCATCAGCTTGCGCGTGGCTTCAATGTCGCTGTCGGATAGGGCAAAATCAAACCTACTCATTTCCCGAGAGCCTCCCGCAACCGCCTAATCCATAAACAAACGCCTTTAGCGTAAACACTTTTTTCCTCAAACTCGTTTAGGCTTTTGTTGGCTTCCGCGATTCGCCCCTCCACCTCTTTTATCCGTTCTTGTTGCTTTCTGTTTGCTTTTGTCCAAAACTCAATATTTGACTTAAAGCTATCTCGTTCCCATTTGTGTTCTGAGCGTAGCTTCAGGTTTTCCTCTTGCAGATGGTTTGCTGCTTTAGCGTTGTTGTCGCGTTCAACCTCTAGCTTCTCAGCAACATCAAGCCTAACCCATCTTTGCGATACTGCTTTATTCATAGCAATGTCGTCAACATCTTCGAGAGATATTACTTCATTTCGTATTTGGAGAAAAGTTTTGGCTTTTTCAGGTAAACTCATTTTTTTGCCTTCTCCTTCCTCTCACCCAACACCATCAGCACCCAACCCAACAAAAAGATTCCCGCCAATAGGGGCCACAGTAGCAGAATCAGCAGGCGATTACGCTTCATTTTTCTTTCTCCTTTTCTTCTTTGCTTGTGTCATTTCTGGGCATGCTTCAAGCCACTTCATGTCGCCTTCTAAACATCTTTGCCAATACATCTGATGAAAACAGTTAAACCTTAAATCCCAAAAACATCTTGTCATATTCAAGTTCCTCTAAAAGTTCATCTAATAGGTCTTTCCATGCGCAATTATAATGGATTTTGCGTTTTTGTTCAAGCCACTTTATAATTGCTTTTCGTGTAGGCTCAAAATCAAGTTCCACATCGTCTTGTTCGTCTGCCGATAGAGAAACCCTATATGCTTCATGGTATTCTTTATCCCAAAGTTGTTTTAGTGTTTTCATTTTCCATCTTTCTCCATTTTCCACAGTAGCCGCCGCCGCCATGCGTGCACAAATAAGCGTCATCTCGATAATACTCGCAGGTTTTACTGTATTTACAGCGCCAGGGAAATATGCAACCACTCATGGTTCTATCTGCCTCAGACAAGTAAACCACCAACCTGAGTTTTCACAATATTTTCCCTGTTTGTTCCAGGGACATCTTAGGCGTGCGCAATCAAACATTCTCGGCTGCGAATCCTTACTCGCGGGAATAACCTGAGTAGCTGTCATTTTAGCTTTTCACCTTTGTTTCTGAGATATGTGTCCCACACTTACAATATCCATTTGAGTGCCAATCATGTTTATGTCGTTCTTTTTTTGTTGTCAATTTAGCTTTTCACCTTTTCAGGTTGGTTGGATAATCCACATCCTTGGCTACTATGTCTTTTTTTAGACCTATTAACCCAGTCATAAGCTCTTTTTACGGTAAGAGGTTCTTTTTTTGTTGTCATTTTTCCGCCTTCTTTTCCACCAAACTTTTAGTGTAAGACTTCAAAAACATGGCAATCTCATCTAACGCAAGCCACGGGTCAACCTCTGAGTTTTCATTCAACAAGATTCCATCAATGGTGCAGTCAAAGCCTTTTTTAATTAGCATAGCTTTTTGATAAAGTTTCTCATTTATCGGCATTTTTTAATTCCTTCTTTTCCTTTAACGCTTCAATTCCCCGTTGAATGACAAGCTTCACAACTTCCGTAATATCCGATTTATGCTCTAACGCGTAGTAGGCGATCCAAGCGAAGTCGTCGTCAGTGAAGTAAACATTTTTTGTTGGCATTATTCTCTTGTCACCTCCACATGACCGCATTGAGGACAAATATTTCTTCGGCTATCCCAAGTACGCGTCATAATTATCATATGGAAAATGCGCCAGCAGTAGCGACAAGCTCCTTTTGGTTTATAGTCAATCATGGTCTCCACCTCAAATTCTTAAACTCAGGGAATAAGAACCGTGCGTGTGCCTCACCAATTTTGTCACCGTAATCTCGGACTTTCTGAACGCCATTGCTTACTTTACCAACGTAGCAAGCCCAATCTCCCACTGCGCCTTCCACAGCCACATAGAGGTTATTGTATTCTTGTACGGTTAAAACCAATTTTTCTTTTTGTGCTGTCATTTCTTTTAACCTTCTTGTTGTTATAGTAATAACAAGTAGTATTTATAATTTGCTGTACAAAAACAGACGTGTAAAAAGTAAACTATGTTGCAAAATGTAAAGGCTTATATGTGGTAAGCCGTTAAATAAGAAACCAGTTATCCCTTCAAAAGATTTTTCCGCTATTCGCGGCAAGCGAACGCGGACATCAGCAAATCGCATCGAGGGAAAACCATAAATGGTATACAACGGAAAAAGAAGTGAAGAAGCCTTGCAGAGGCGCATGCAACGGAAAGCCGCACGCAAGTACATCTTCACCATGAGCTTCAACGACACGCTAATCGCAGAAAGCATCAGTCGCACTGACCCCGCTGAAGTACAAGCGTTTCTCGGCGAGGCTTTTGGGGTTTGCGAGCAGAGTGCGGTTCCATGCACTTTTAAAGGCGTCGTGCTTTCAGATGCGTATGGGAATGGTGTGTTTCAGAAGGTGACAACCCAAAAATGAGCGAACAATACGCCTATTCTTCTGGTTACACTTGTGGTAGCTGTGGTGTATGGGTTCCTTATGGGCAAGAACATTATTGCGGTGGCACAGCCACAACCACATTCACATATCCTTGCTGTGTTTGCTTTCATCAACTTCAGCAATTACTCGATAAACTTGACAAACTTCTTAACTTGCTTGAAAAGAGGGAAAAGAAAGATGCGTAGTTTTTGCGGTTGGGCAATCGCCACGCCTCGAGGTGAAGTGGTTGGACAGAATCGAAAGAATCTTGGAAAGGTGGCGCGACAGGTGGCGGAAGGAGAAACGCGTTGAAGCTAACAAACGTAAACGCAAAAAAAGGAAGCGGGAGGTGAAACGCAAAAAATGCCAGTAATTAAAACTAAAATGTCAAAGTCCGCATGGATACTGATCGCGTTGCTAATCGTCGCCATAATTGCCTTGCCACTGTTGCATTTCGTAGGCGTTATTGATCTCAGCTTCATAGGTGAAGGCTTCCTCGGCATTCTAATATGGGCTTCAGAATCCGTCCTCAATGGCATACTATTCACGGGCGGCGTGTTCCTCGGCGGCGTTTTAACTTGGTATACGATAAAGAAATACATAGTTGGCACCCAAGTTCCAGTCGTCGCTCCATACATTCCGCAAGGACAGACAATCAGCCAGCCTCAACAGCAACAAGAAGAAACGGTGGTTAGCTCATGAGCTTTACTCAACGCTTAAAAGACTTTGTGGGTTGGGAAGACGAGCAGAAAAACGTTGATGCAGGACAAATCTTAGACACGAAAGTCACGAAGAAAACTGTTGTTGCCATCGGCACGATGCGTGCGGGCAAAACCACCCATTTCGCAGGATTAGGCGCAACCGCACAGTACAAAGCATCAGAATCCGCCAAGTCAGACAGTAGATTCCGCGCCATAATACAGGAAGGCGCAACTAACATTCTGGACGACATTGCAGAACTCAGAGGCGGTCATTTTCCAGAAGCCACCAAACTCATAACGAGCACAACAATTAGACCTGGCTTCACATTCGAATGGGAAGAGCCAACGTTCTTCGGCAGCAAATGGTTCACTGTGAAACGTCAAGCATCAATGCCAGTCATCGACTTTGCAGGCGAGCAGCTTGTTCAGTTAATACATAAAGTTCGTGCAGCAAGAACCCTGGAGCAAGCCTCAGCGATTCAAGGCACAGATCAGCTGACAAACACGGTTCACCAATGCAGCGCGTTGCTTCCCGTAATCAACGCGGAGCGAGCAGAGGGCTTACCCATTTTTAAGCCAGAGCCCTTCGAGAAAGTAACAGGGTTAAGTAAGCACCCTGACGTTAACTTGCAAAGGATGCTTTCGCCAATCATAGAGTATAAACATGACAATAAAGCTTACACACCACCGCTTGAACGAGTCGCCCTAGTTATAACAGCATGCGACGTGCTGTTCCCAATCGCGCAGCTCATCAGCAACCATACTGGACGCCCATTTGACCCATTGAATCCTGAGATTAGCAACCAGTCGCTGGACACGTTTATGAAAGCGTTTTTCCCAGGCACCCATAGCCTCGTTCACAGCTTGAACGTGAAGGTGCAGTATTTTCCCAGCTTTTTTGAGTTGGAGAAAGACGTGAAAGGAGCAGTGCAATATTGGAACCCTGAAGAAACAGATCCTGTGAAGAGGAATCCGAAAATCAAGCGTGGAAACATCTTTGACAGCCCAGATTGGGAGCACAACGTTAACCGTCCTAAGTTTAGTGAGTACTGGTTTAACCGTGAAATCGAATGGCTGAAAGAGTTCGCTACAATGGTGTAAAACTATGAAGTCTGGGCAGTTTTATCGTGGCAAAATCGACGGCATCCAAAAACACTATGAGTCACCAGACCTTGACAAACTGCTTCCCCCAGATAAACTAAGCGTGCTTGCAGACTACTTCTTTGTGGGCGAATACTCTCATTTCTTTAGAGAAGAACACGTGTTAACCCGAACGGTTGTCACTGAGGCTGAGAATAGCGACGGCAGAGAAGGCGGCATAATCAACCACACAGTTCTATACCGCTTTGGCCACGCCGTCACGCATGAAACCGCACAGTACATCTTTAACATAGACGCTTTTATCGCTGAGATACGAGAAGGTAAACGAAAATTCAAAATGCCAGATGCGCCTATGTTGCCAGAAGGCGACTCGATAATTATTGATTTGCCTCCACCAATAGAGTGGGAGGTGGACTTTTGAAACAGCGATTTTGGCTTTTCGTAGGCATTATTGCCCTGCTTGCCATAATCATCGTTGCCGCGTCCGCGTCTTCAGGCGGAAGCAGAAGAAACCCTGCGAACGTAATCACGTGCACGGTTGAAGGCGACATTGGCATCAGCCAAATAGTCATTACGAACCAGAACACGGGTAAAAGTATAATCAGAACCACGGCAGACTTGCCCTACGAGTTTTATTTGAGTGAGGGCGACACGTTGCGGTTCAACGTCACGCTCACAGATGGCTACATGTGGAATGCGTGGATCATTAATCAGTATCCGTGGTTTGCGCAGGATAACCCGTTTACGATGAAGGTTGAGAAGGAGTTGATGTTGACTCCTCAAACCATAGCAAAATAAGGTGCTGAAAAAATGGCTATAATCAGAACAATGACTGATTATTTAGCAGATATTATCAAACTCAAAGAACAAAAGCCAAAATGTTCAGGGTATCCTATACCAAATACACATGAAGTTGCAGAATATGAATTAATCGTGGGAAAACACCTGTTTTCATTCGCTTGCCCTAAATGTGGTTTTGGTTCTGGTGGCTCACTAACAGAAGAAGACAGTAATAGGCTCAACGAATTGATAAGAATTTATATAGAGATGAAAAAATGAGGGTGTGCCCGAAGTGTGGTTACCGTGATTTGCCAATATGGCATAATGCTTGGCACAAACGATTTACTGATGTTACTACGCTGGAAAATGTCAAAATGTGGGATAAGGAGTTAGCGGAAAAAATAGAAGATACCCCCTCATTGTATTTTGATGGTCTCTATAATTATCATCTTTCAAAAAGGGGCTATGTTGTTCGGATATTAAGAGAACATGCTAAAGCGCCTTCAACAGTAGAGGAGCCTCATAGAGAATTATGGCATCCACCTGCTCATTCAAGCATTAAACAGCGTCATCTTTTGGAGGATATTATAAGGGGGGTATAGTCCCCTTATTTAAATTTGCACTTGTCTCTATTACATATTAAACAAGGGTTGGATTTGCATGTATATTTCCCATTTGAACATTCTGTAGTGCAAAATATACAACAATCTTCTGTTCCATACATGTCTTTTTTCATTTTAGCTCATCTCTCATTTTAGCAATATCTTCAGCCATACGAAGTCTTGCCTCTCTTCTTTCTTCTTTAGATAAGCGTTTAAACTTCCAGCGTTCATTGTAACCATAATTAAGAGGGTCAAGCCTCTCAAACTTTCTAAGTAAAGGTAATAGTCTCTTGTACTCACTTTTCCATAATGAAACAGCCCATTGTTGTTCTGGAGAAGCTCTATCATACTTATACTTGAGAATGTGCCTTTTATTCCGTATCAACTGCATTAAGGTTAAAACATCGCTAACACTTAGTCTAGGGCGATATGATTTTACCATTATTTGGTTCCACTCTACGTTAAGTTATACCGCGAAATATTTAAGCTTTTGGAGGTAACACAAAAATGAATATCCTGAAAATAATCGCTGTCATAGCCGTAATAGTCGCGGTAGCGTTCGCCGCCATTTACGTACTCGGCATGTTCCCAGAAACCAAACCAATCGCCGAAGCCGCAACAGGCCTAGCGGGGCAAGCACAGGAATACGTCACCAACAACATTCCAACGGTTATAGCGGCAGGCGGCACAATCGCAACATTCGGTGGCATCGCGCTTAGCAAAGTGCAATCTGCAACAAAAAAGGTTTCCGACATTAAGTCTCAAGCCACATCTGAAGCGGAAAAGCTGAACCAGCAGAAAAACGAAATCACCGAAGCAGCCAAAACACAAGTCACCGAAGCCACTAGCAAAGCCACAGAAGTGCAGCAGCAATTTGACAGTTATAAGGCGGAAGTTGAACCCCTCAAAACACAAGTTACAAGCTTACAGGATCAGGTGCAGACAGCGAAAGACGAGAATGCCCAGTTCGTCATGAGCCTCATGTCTGCCGCAAACGGCGCGTTAGTCACGAATCCTGTGGATGGTAAAGTTTACAGTGTTTTGAAGACGCCGCCTGAAATCCACGTGAAATAGAAAAGGATAGAATAATTATGAGGGTTTGCCCAAAATGCGGAAATAGTTGGATAGCAAATCATGCTATAACTCAAGTGTTATTTCGCAAACATTGGTACTCTGCGGCTCAATGGGTACCTTTCCATGAAGCATATCCAAATGAACCTAAATATTTCTGTAGTCAATGCGGTAATAAATGGGGCGAATGGGCTGAAATTCGAAAAGGCATAGTTTCAGCATCAACTGTTCAAGAAGTTAGAGAAGCACTAGATATGAATCAGCGTCGTCTTTTGGAATGTGCAAGCAAAAATGAAGCGAGGTGAAAAAGCAAAATGGAATTTAAGAATCCGCTTAAAGGCAAATCCACAGCCGTAAAAATACTCGTAGTAATCGGTATAATTCTTGTAGTCTGCGCAGTTGGCTATGTCATTGCTATAACATATCTCACCATCGGCAACACAGGCACCATACAACTTCCCGCTTCACTATCCGCAAATCTCACCAGCCTCGCATGGGGCACAATGGCACCTGGCGGATCCAAAACCTTAACCGTAGCTCTCACTAACACTGGAGGCACAGCCACAAACAATTTAATAGTTGGCAGTACACTCAGCGGTTCAATAGGCACATTATCCAACGACATTGGAGGTACATCAATCGCGGCTGGAGCAACTGTTAACGCAAATTTTACTTTAACAATTAGTTCATCTGCTACGCCTCAATCATTCAGTTTCAACATTACCATTTCAGACTAGGAGAGAGGTCGGTTAAAGTGAAGAATCCCTGCGGTTGCATAAGCCCACGATGCAAAACCTGCACTTTCTACGAAGCAGCCATAGAACTTGACAAGAAGGGGCAAAGCAACAAATGAAATGTATGGTTTGCGGAGCCGAAGCGCATCCTTGTGCGCCTCTAACTTTCTGCGAAAAATGTCGTAACACAAAAGAAGCAGAAGCAATCAGACAAAGACATAGAGAATGGTTCGCTGAAATTGTCAAGGAAAGGGATAAGAAGAAATGAAGTTTCTTGCTCTTGTCCGCGAATACTGCGACAACTGCCAGAAAACATACAGTGAGTGCCATGAGTGCCCGATTTACTTCGCCATGAATGGAGCAAAAACATAATGTCACAAAAAGAACAAAATGTCAAGTTTAATGAATTAGAAGCTTTCCGATGGGAACAATTCATTCACATGAAAGACGCTGGATTAACAGACTTCAACATCGCTTTAAAATGGCATCTAAAATCTACACGGCAAATAACAAGACTGAAAAACAAGGCAAAACAGAATGGCGCTTTTCAACAATGGATGAATGATAAGCTTTCGTGGATACATGAAGAATTCCCAGAACTACATGCACTTATGAAGAAAAAACATCCGAAGCTTGCTTATCTGGTTATAGCTAAACTTTACGCGAAAGCGATACCCCAAAGGGTAGAAATGGAATCTAAAGAGGAAAGCTACACTAAAATAGATTTGAATGTGTTGACGGATGATGACAAGTCAATCCTTGATCGAGCTGCAAGATTACTGGATAGCAAGGGCGCAAGAAAACTTAGCGATCTTCACTGAGCAGTTAGGCTACGAGAACGCGGCTTTCCACCTTGAATGGTACGGCAAACTCGTACGTGACTTCTCTCCCCTAAAGCTTTTCCCGCATGCTACAAAACGGTTACTGCAACTATGGCCCCGAGGACACGGCAAAACCGAATGCACAACCATCAACTACGTCACATGGCTAATCGGCAACTACCCCAACATCCACGTTAACATAGTCACCAAAACTGCGAGCCTCGCAGAGGAAATCCTCACAGCAATAATCACACGGTTCGAATCTGACGAGAAGTACAAGGAAATCTTTGGCAACCTGAAATCGCAGCAACCGAAAAAGTGGACTAACCGCGAAATAATCGTGGACCGCAACGAAATTAGCAAAAACCCCACCCTGAAAGCCACAGGTCTTATGGGACCTATCACGGGCGGACGCAGCGACTTAATCGTGTGTGATGACATCATAGACGAAGAGAATGTTCGCACATTGTTGCAGATGGAAAAGGTTTACACATGGTTCAACAAAGTGCTTTACCCAACACTTTACCCTTGGGGAGGCATCATCGTCATAGGCACACGATGGCACTACGCAGACATCTACACTGAACTGATCAACAAGTGGCCTAGTGTAGACGTGAAAAAAGCTATCAATGAAGATAACAGTGTACTCTGGCCTGAATATTGGAGTCTAGATAAGCTGGAGCAACGTCGAAGCGAAATCGGCTCCATAATCTTTGATTGCCAATACCAGAACGATCCTACGAGCATGGAAGGCTCACTGTTAAAAAGCAAGTGGCTTACTCCTTGGGAACAACGACCACCCGCGCATTGCCACTACTACGCAGGCATCGACCCGTCACTAGGTGAAGCTGACTATTTTGGCATCGCTACACTTGCGCATGACCCGCAGACAGGACAAGCCTACCTTGAAGACGTATGGGCGGAGCATTTACCCTTCCCGCAAATCCTCAAAGAGAAACTGCCCCAGCTCATGCAGCAATATCATTACAGCAAGATTTACATGGAAACGAATTTCTGGCAGAAACTTCTCACTAAAATGCCAGAGTTGCAAGGCTATCCAATTGTTCCTATTAACACGGTTACAAATAAGGAGCAACGTTTTATTCCCATGAGCAGCCACTTTGAAAGTAAACGAGTGCTTGTCAATCCATTACTATTGAATAGAAGCGAATTTTGGACGGAGTGGGTTCAGTTCCCACGCGGACAACATGACGACGCGGTGGACGCAGTTGACCTTGTCGTTAGTAATGTGTTAAGTTCACAGAGAGGTTTCTGGGCATGAAAATAGGACCATTCCAAATAGGAAAAATCGCAGAGAAACTTAAAGGATTCTGGAGCAGCGGCTCATACACAGGCAAAAAACCCCAGAAATATCACCCTGGTTTATTCCCTTGGCGCGAGCGATGTATTCACTATGACAAGCTATTGGAAAGTAACGCTTACGCTAAAAGTTGCGCTTGGTCCCTCGCTGGGCGCGTCTTAGAGAACGGCTTATATCTTGAGGCAACCGACAAATATGACCGCGCAGTAGAAGCAATGGAGCGCTGTGAGCAGTTAAATACCGACATTGGCATGAAAAACTTGCTATACGACACTGTAGCCCAATGGGCAGCACACGGATCATTCTTCTGGGAAAAAACGTTTGACCCCGTTTTTGACGTTAAAGCGGTGCCTAATCAAGAGATGATGGAGCCTGCTCACGCAGATGAAAATGGCGAGATTGATAGGTGGCGGCTTGCTCTCTGGGGTGGAGTTGCTAATCCTGAATGGAGCCGCGAGGAGATTGTTCATTTCTGTTGGATGCGCACTTCACAGTCTTATCCTTATGGCACTTCGCTTTTCACTGGTTGCGAAACAGAACTGGAAATCCTTGAGCAGCTTGAGTTGGACATTAAGGAGCATATGCACCGCACAGCTTTCCCGCAGACCGCCATAGGCGTGGGCGACGACAAAAGCAAGCCGCTGCCCGACGAAATTAACGATATACGCGCTAGTATCAAGAACTGGCAACCCGGGGAAATTCACGCTACCAGCTATAAGCTTACGCAAGCAAACATTAGCGGTGACCGTCCTATTCAGAATTTGGGTGACGTGCTCGAGTTCTGCAAGGACAATGTGACTGACAGTTTCTTGATTTCGCCTATTTCAAAACTATACAATAGCACTTACGCTTCATCGAAGGAGATGCAGCAGATGGAGAACGCACGGCTCATAGCGCCCATGCAAACGTTGATTGGGCACATTCTTGAACAGGAAATCTACAAGCCTTACCTTGAGTGGCTGGGCTTCAGCGTGCGCGTTGTGCCTTCAGTTGAATGGGAGAATCCTGATGCTGAAAAACCTGAGATTGCAGATTACTGGTTGAAGTGGGTTCAAGCGGGAATCCCGTTGATGTACGCGGCTGAGCAGGCAGGCTTCGACGTGGACAAGTTGGAGGCGGCGGTTCAGAAGGACGAAGCGGAGAAGCTTAAGCGTCAACAGGAGTTTGCTCAGTTCCAGAAGACTCAGCCTTTCCAGCAAGGATCACAGCAGAATCCTAATCAGAGTGGAGAAGTATGGGAAGTCCGCAAGAAGCCGTCTGTATAGTCTTAGCCGTGCAGGAAGCACGCAAGCGCATACCTGACTACATGCAGGGAACCCGCCCGTACAGTGCCCTCACGCTTTGGACTTACTATTTACGAGCGCATCATGAGCCGAAAGGCGACAGCTGCATTTACTGCCAAATGTTCGACGGGCAAACATTCACGGGCTCTCAGCTTAGAAGCGTGTTTCCAGACCACTATTGGGATGGCGACGATATTTACCCGAACGTGCACAAGACCCTGTGGGGAATAGATAGCACTTGCTCATGTTTGCTTATCCGCGAACCCGAAGACCAAGAGTTTCCGCAATACGGTATGTGGAGTCAAATTGGAACGGATTGGAAAGAGTTGCCGAAAGAGGAAAAAGAGAATGAGTGAACATGCAAGCTTAACAATTCCTAAACCCGTTACCGTAGAGGATAAGCTGGGCAAGATTCAGGAGCAACTTAAACAAGAGAAAACAATCAATGTCTTACCATTGGGCATTATTGAGCCTCAGCCCATCGTGGAAGCTATTAGTTGCAACGCGAAGTTGACGGCTGAAGCCTTTCGAGAAACTGCGAACGAACTTAAATCCTTGAAGGAAACGGCGGAATCGCCTATAATAGAGGATAAAATTGACAGGTTACTATCAATCTTCATGGAGATTAGGGACAATGAGAAGGCGTTTTTTGCTAAGGTTGACGCGGAGTTGAACCGTTAAAATGGCTGAAAAAAAGTTTGGTTTAGTCGGGTCTATTCGGCTTGTTTGCCGAGACAAGTATGGAAACGTAAAGTGGATAGAGGAAGTAACTGATAAGGTGGTGAAATAATGGCTATAACTAACACTGGGATGGCTGAAGCCGCGGGGCTTCTTGGAAACACAGGAACGCCTACAGTGTTCACGGTTGTGGGCATAGGCGACTCAGGTGCCGCAGAGGACGCAGCTCACACTGACATGCAAGCAGCAGTAAACAAAGACCGCAAAGCGGCAGCAGTTTCACGAGTAACAACCACGCAAACGAACGATACTCTTCAATGCGTAGCTACATTTGCTACTGCGGATGGTCCAACTGGAACGTGGAGCGTTCAGGAGGCTGGCGTATTCAACAACGTCGCTGGCGGCATAATGCTTTTCCGCAAGACGTTCACGGCTAAAAGCGTTGATTGGGATGCGGGCGACACGCTTGAGATTACTGCGAAGTGCCAAGTTAAGCAAGGCGCTTAACTGTGAAACCTAAACCTCAGCTTATCGTCACTGTTGATGTGTTGCATCAGAAAGTGCTCAACTTCACGTATAATGGCAAAAAGTACCGTGTGGAAGGCGAATGCTTACGGTGTGGCGTATGCTGTAAAGACAGGTGCCACTGGCTAGACTATGAACCAAATGGTCTAGCTAAGTGCTTATTGCATGGACGGAGTAAGCCGTGGGATTGCTTCCTGTTTCCTGCTACACGTGATCCGTCTAATCCGTTGCCTGAAAAGTGCGGTTATAAAATAGTGGAAGTGAAATAGTTGGGCGGCGCAGTTTTTACTCCTCGGTTGGGAAGCTGGAAGTTCTATAATGGCACAGGATGGGCGACGCAGGAAGCCGCCATAACTGGCGTGCAGAACAATCAAGCGCTTAGGCTTCGCCTCTGCGTTCATGAGACAGGCGGCAAGGCTGGCAGTAACTTAGACGTTCAGATGGTGTATTCCACAAGCAGCGACTTAAGCGGCGCTGTAACGTTTGGTGCGCCCTCTGATACGGATAAAGTGTTCAGGTGGCGGGACGACGCTGGAGTAACTGAACATGCCGCAATCGTTGGAACACAATTATCTTGCTATACTGAGTCAGGTTTAAGCCATGAACAAACATGCGTTAACAGCACGGACGTAGGCGCGAGTGCGCATAACGAACTTGAAGTAATCTTTGAACCCTACGATTTAGCTAGTTCCATCACATACTATTTCGGGCTTGTTCTTGAATCTGCAACGTTGGCTAAGGACGCAGAAATCACAGTTTACCCCAACCTCACAAGCGGCTCCATAAGCACTTCCCATTACCAAACCGTAACTGACATAGCGGGCTTAACAGATTCCGTGACCAAAGTTCAAGCAGCACATAAAACCGTCACTGACCTCGCAGGGTTACTGGATTCAGCCGTCGCCGCTTTAGCCACAGGACAAACAGTCACAGACTTAGCGGGATTGCTTGACAGCATCTCAGCTGCTGTTGGCTTCACAGTAACCGCAAGTGACTTAACAGGTCTTTTAGACTCTGTAACGTTAAAACAGAACTTTAAAGGTTCAGCGTTAGACATCGCTGGTTTACTTGACAGCGTCGGCGTCGTCCACACGCCTAGCGGTGGAGGCACCCCTAACTATGAAACAATATCTGATATTGCTGGGCTTGTCGACTCAATAACAGCAGTTAACTATGATGGCACGCCTTCAGCACCAACAATCACAGCGCCCTCGGGGTATCGCCCATCAAGGCGGATACGTAGGCACCGAAAAGTGTACGCGTTAATTAAAGAGTATTTGGAGTTAAAACAAAATGTCGAATCTGATTGAAACCTTCAATATACCCATTTACGAATGGAAAACCGTGGACGCTGGACAGCGGACAATACGCATTAAAGGCGTAGCATTACGCGGCGACGTAGTCAGCAAGAACAACCGCAAGTACACGCGGGAAGCCTTAATGAAAGCCACAAACACATGGATTAATAAA